CCGTAGTGTTCCGGCACCCCGTAGGGGCGGTCGGTGCGGAAGTGGAAGCACGGCTGCTCTCCCCAGTCGTGGTCGATCAGCCACGACTCGGGGTCATCCTCGTCGGCGGGCCAGTGCTGCCAGTCGGCCGGCTTGTCGCCGACCGAGTTCTTGCCGGTCGTCCAACGTTCGGTGCGGTCGTCGTACAGCAGCTCGGCCCGCAGGTAAGGGCCGTCGCACCAGCGTTTGATCGTGAACGCCTTGCGGCGCGGATTGTCCTCGGCGTAGATGACCCGCACTGTTTGCGGGGAGTTGTAGAACATCTCCACACGCACCACGCTGCCCTGCTCGTCTTCGACAGGCAGGACCATCAGGTAGGCGTCGCCGAACTCGCCGGCCCGCCGGAACAGGTCCGGCATCTCCAGGTCGAGTTGGTTGTCTTGCCAGATCTTCGAGATCAGGGTGTTCGTGGTCTCGTCGGGGCTGGTGATCGATGCGATCTTCAGCCGGTTCGTGACCGCGTTGACGGGGGTCTTCGCGAAGTTGAGGTCGAAGTCGATGTGGTGTGCGGCAAGCGCGCGGCGGAGACGGACGCTGGTGAAGACTTCGGGGACTTTGCCGTCGTAGTAGGTCTGCGCCTGGTCGTATCCGGGGCGTGCCTCTTTCAGTTCTTCGATGCCGTACATGAGGTCGGCTCGGGGGTCGACCGTCTCGTCATCCAATGCGACCTCCCACCGTGACCTTTGAATCGAAGGATAACCGCACTCTGGTGGGAGTTGTCATGACGCGTTGCAGTGACTCTGCAAACGAATCGAAGGCTAGACGTAGCTCGTCCGCGACGCAGACGGCGGCGGACTCTTCTTCGGCGGACGCAGAAAACGCAACACACCGTTCCCCACACTGTCCACAAGGTCGTCGTTCAGCCCCTTCGGGAACGCCACCATCTCATCCTCCAGGTCCAACAACCGCTTCTCGTGAACCACCCGCGGCGGCACCATCTGGTACAGGTTCAACAGACGGCCGGCGCGCACCAGCTTCGGCTCCGTGTTGTGCACCGTCAGCAGCCGCACCGGCAGACCACGCAAGACCTCCCGCCACATGTCACCGCCCTGGTTCGTCTCCACCAGCACCGCCCCGATCTCCGGAAACAGATCAAGGAGCTGAAAGACCCGCTCGCGCAGCGCTGAGCCCTGAAGCTTCACACGCTCGGCATGCCGCACCAAGCATCGGGCCGGGTCGGTGCTGGTCTGCGGTGCCCAGCCGATGACGGACAGGCCGGTGTAGTCGGAGGACTTCTTCGTTGTGACCGCGCCGTCGATCGACAGAAACTGTCGGACCACTGGGAGCCCGCCGTAGGTGAAGTCGTCCGGCGACCAGTACTCGGTGTCCTCCGGTACGGGCTTGTTCGCGAACGTCTTCGCATAGGCCCTGGTCCCAGAGATGGACTGGAGGAATTCCGTGCTCCAGCGTCCGGGCCACAGGGAGCGTTCGGTGCCGTCATCGAGCCTCACCAGCGGCGGGAAGTACGTCACCCGGAACCGTTCCTCACCGATCCAGCGGGCAGGCTCACCAGCCTCGGTGACGCTCTTGGTCAACTGGTCCAAGATCCCGCCGGGGAGATTCACCGTCCCCACCAGCCGAACGTGCGCCCTGTCATTCATCGGCAGCACACCGTCGAGCATGGTGACGAGCCGCTTCTTCGCCTGATAGGCCGAGTAGCCGGCGCCCTCCTCACCCTCGATGTCATCCAGGAGCAGCATGTCGGGGCGCCGGTTCTCCGGGTCGACGAGACCAAGAACCTCGGTCTCGATGCCGCGAGCCGCAAACGAGAATCCTGAGGCGGTGAACAGCATTGATTGACTGTCTGCGACGGGCGTGCCATTCGCCTTGCGTGCGGACGTGACGGTGTCGGGGTAGTCGGCGCGGATGAGATTGTTGGTCTGCAATTCGCGACGGAAGCCTGCTAGGTGGTCCTGAGCCTGGGTGGCGGAGCTGGAGAACGCCGCTACGAACCGGACGTGTCCGTGGCAGGCAGCCCAGAGCGGCACCACGAGGAAGAGGGTCGTGCTCTTGCCGCTTCCTCGCGGTGCGACGTAGGCGCGCCGGGACTCTTTGGGGCCGGGGTCCCGGATGAGTTCCAAGGCGTCGCGGTAGATCTGGAGATGCACATCCCCGAAGGTGATGCTCCCGTCGTGGCCCTTCAGCAGGTGAGGCGTGTAGAGGGCGGCCCAAAGCAGTGGATTAAGCCTAGTGAGCGCTCGGCGTCCCTCAGGACTTCCGAGGAGACGCGGGTCGATACGCGACACGTAGTTGGCGAGGTCGAACGTTCCAGCGTCGTAGGGCTGCCCGTCAGCCGCGTGGAGGTAGCTACTCAACATGCTTCCAGCTCCGCCGCTTTGCGATCCGCCACGTCTGGTTGTACGGCAAGGCAAACCGCGAAGCGAGTTCACGGATAGGCGTGCCAGAGTCCGCGGCGGCCCTGATGTCGCGAACAATCTCGTCCGTGATCAGCAGCCCGCGGCGCGCGGCGTAAGTACGGCTGTTTGAGGCTGCGATCTTCCGTCGGGTCTCCTCGGAGAGCTCGTGCCCCCGCAACGTTTCGGAGCGCTTCCGCCGAGTCTCTTCAGACTGCGGTGGCCGCCTTTTAGCCCCAGCCGAAAGAGCGGCGCGATGCTCTGCGGACAGTTTGCGCCCCCTCATTGCCGCCGACTGCTTGGCACGCTGCTCTGCCGTCATCGGGCCTCGCCGCACCATCGCAACCCGCAGCTTTTCTCTGGTCTCCTCCGAGACTGGCCGGCGCTCCTGAAGAGACGAAGCAGCCGAGAGCCTGGCACGCCACTCGTCGTCGAACGTCCGGCCCTTCAGCTTGGCCGACATCTTGGCCCGCGCCTCATCGGTGTGTGTGAAGCCGGGCAGGCCACCGCGTCCGCCTTCAGTGACGTTCAGCAGGTCGTGTCCCTCGCTGCGGAGGCGTTCGATCCATGCGGCTTCTCGGTCTCCGATGTTCTCGGGCGTGCACTCCTCCAGCACAGTGACGCGGATCGCCTCGCCGAGGGCTTGGTGTTTCTTGATCCAGCGGGCGGAGGGAAGCTTGGGGCTGCGGCCAGTTTTGCGGTGAATGCGGAGTCGCGCTTCGGCGCCGATCTGGGTCATGCCGACGTAGCGGTAGTCCGCTCCGTTGATCGACAACGCGTAGATCACGCATAGGGGTTCGCCAGCGGTAGGCTCGGTCATGTCTGCCTGCTCTCTCAGGTAGGCCATGCCCCGGGGGTGTTCCCGCACCCGCCGGGGTCTGTCTTTGGTTGTGCCTCCATTGTCCCATCTGACATGGGGAGTTGTGCGGGTTACGTGCACTGTGATCAATCCGTCTCGCCTTTGATCCGGGCCTCTTCGGTGGCGTTCTTCGCCTGGGCTTCGCGGATGAGTTCGGCCAGCTCCACGTCCTGCTGGGTGACTTCGTGAACCGTGGCGTCGACCTTGACGGGCTGGTTGTAGCCCATCATGACTCTGAAGCTGTCCAGGAGTTGGCGGGCTTCGCGGGTGGCGGCGATGACGGGGCCGTGGTCGCGGAGTGGGTTGCCCTGTTCGTCGGTGATGATTTTGCCGTGGGAGACGACGACATGGTCGGCTTCCATGATCTCGACCATCTTGGTGAATGCGTATTCCAGCCGGTCGGTGTGGAGTTTGAGGACTTCTTCGGCGGGGCCTTTGACGACGGCGCGGACGGCGCGTTGGACGGCTCGGATGGCTTGGCTCTTGTGGATGCCGAGTTCGGCGGCGATCTCTTTGTAGGAGTGGCCGTCGGCGTGGAGGCGGGCGGCGTGGGCGTCGCGTTCGGCGCCTTCGAGGCTTTTGGTGAATTGGCCTGAGCCGTTGCGGCCTTTGTGGCCGTTGGGGTTGTTGTCTTCCATGGTGGGCACCTCCGGCAGCGTGTACCTTTGAATCGTAGGTCAAGGCACCCGTTCAGGCTTTGATTCGATTGCCGGTGGTGTGGGATGGTCTCCAGTAAGGGCGGACGCGCAGGCTTCGTCTACCGCAGCAGACACGACACGTACAGGGCTCTACGCAGGCAGGGCGCCAGCAAGAGCAAGGCTGCAAGGATCGCGAACGCTGGAGTCCTCCGGTCCGGCAGGGTACACATGGCCCGCAAGGCCGCAAGGACGCGGCAGATGCGGGGACGAAAGCGCCGCTGAGGTGAGGTTGGGGTGAGGCCCCGGAGTCGGGCGGACTCCGGGGCCTCGGCGTGTTCTGGGGCGGTTACTGCTTGACGGTGTCGTGGCGGGTCTTGCGCGGCCAGTCGAGGAGCGCAACGCGAACCATGCCGACGATCAGGTACGTCCACAGTGCGTACCGGAACACCTCGCGCGGCCAGCCGGGCTCGTCAAGGACGGACGGCTGGACGACTGCCAGAGTGGCAACGAGCAGCGACAGCGCGACATAGGCGGCGGCAGTGCGCCAGCCGACAACCTGCCGGCGCCAGGCGACGACGAACGGCACGAACGTCAGGGCGGTGGCGCTGGCGGCCGGTACGGCGGCCCATGCCCAGCGTTGCCAGGGTTTGGGGTACATGGGTTGTCTGATGGTGTGGCGCATGGT